GTTGGATATGAAACTCTAATAACGCCCGATGGTCGCGCTACATTGTCGGACTCCTTTGATGTGTTTCCCGATTTCTTAAAGACCGAAGAGGACCTCAATCTGTCAGGCAGTGCAGAAGGCGGACGCAAACTTCGCAACAAACTTCGCAGCGGCTTTGAAGCAGGGGCCTTTAGCCTTGGATTTGACATGGCCCTGCCCGTGGTGGGCGGTGTGGCAAGAGGCATTGGTGCAACTCCCGTTCTAGGTGACGGCATCTCGGCCCTTGCTCGTGGTACAAACAACGCCTTCGGCTTGGCGTTTAATTACCTTGGTAACACGGTGGTAGGAGAGAAGATTGGCAGGGGGTACAACAAGTACCTTACGGCTTCCGGTGGCGTTGATGCCAAGCTCTTTGAGGGGCAGGAAGACACGATAGCCATGAACCAAACTGCTAAATCCTTAGCCGTCTCTTACTTTTCAAGCTTTGATAAAGAGCTTTCTAAGTTTATTGGCACAACTGTTAGGCCCGGAAAAAAGAAAAACCTAATAACAGCCGCAAAAAATAACTTAGAACATTATTTAGACACAGGGGATACTGCCTTTTTAAGAATAGGTGACGAAGGTAGTGCGCCTCTTAGCGCAGAGGCTATAAAATCTGCGAAACGTATGCTTGACTTAAACGTAGAGCATCAAGACAGGATACTTGTAGAGGTTGAGTCAGAAATAGACCGCCTGTCTGAGATGGTCTCATCGGATGTTCCAGTAGGAGACATGCCTACTGGGATGTCCTTACAAAAGCTGCGGCTAGAGAAAGTTCGTGACACTATTAGGGAAAACCTAACTGCAAACGAACAGATGCAAAAGGCGTATCTTCGGCGCAGGTTTGACGTTCACGAGAACCCGTTGTCTTTTTACAAGAACGGGATAGACGAGAGCGGGAAAGACTTTGCTCAAGGGTTGAACGACATTGAGCATTTTATTCGGCAAGCTCCAGAAGAGTTTGGGACTACCGCTGATCCTGCGGCGGTGAGCAGCACGGCTCGTAATGTGTTGTATGAAATCTTGGGGTTAAGCGGCGTTAAAGAAGGCATGTCTGTAAACGATGCCATGAAACAAAAAGTTCTGGCGTTAAAGACGGCTCGTAACAACTACGTTTTGCCCGGATCATCAAAGGTTGATCTAGCTACTGATATGTTTATCGAACGGAAAGCTTTAATTGATAGCTCTGACTCGCTCAAAAGACTTATGGGCATGCGAAACGATGTGAAAGAAAGCTACATCAATACCATAGATGACCTGTCCAGAACCGTGGGCGGTCTCAAGTTCTATCGCGACTCCGCAAAGAATGTTGCAGACGGTGGCCTGACTATGGCTGAAGACGCAGGTATGTCGGCTCTTGCAAATGGCGGTCGCCCAACATTCATTCGGTTAAACATGAAACCCGAAGACTATGCTCAGGCAGAACTAACTGAGGTAGGGTCTATGGCTAGGACAACCAAGGACCGCGCACAAACGTTGACTGATCTGGGGTACGTTAGCCTTGGTCAACAAAACCCTAACCAAGTGTTTCAGGGAAACTTCGGAGACTTATCAGGGGTCTATGCTGCTCCGGAAGTCTACAGTGCAATCACAACTCCGGGCCGTCTGGGTCAGACTGTGTTGAATGAAGTGGCTGCTCTTGCGGTTCAGGCCAAGGGCCTGTCGCAGAAGATGGCTATCATTCCAAACCCGTTGTCACAGGTCCGAAACATCTTGGGCAACATTCAGATGATTGGTGCGCAGGGGCTGCTTGGCAGAGACTTGGACTTCTTTGATACGTTCGCCATGCATGCCGCCAACATGAGTAACTTGGATGACGAGGGTATGAAGAGCATGACCCAACTCATGGGTGAAATGGGGCTTCGGGATTCCAGCTTGATTGCCAAGACCCTCAAGGATTTGCAGGAAGTGGGCAAAGACCTGACTGTCGCGGGGAAAGTAAGCAGGGGCGCAGAGAAACTAACGAACCTTGTTGGTAACGTTGGCGGAGTCGTGCCTCTCATGCAGGCGTTCGAGAAAGTATACGCTGAGTCAGACTCGTTCTTTAAAGTCATGGGGGTCTTGGGTGAGCGGTCCCGCTACGGTACAGCGATTGGCAAAGCAGTAGACATCAACAACATACCGGATGACGTGAAGCAAACCTTTTTGGATGCGGGTCTTGTATCTCGGCTCTCGGCTGGCCCCGATAGCAAGATGACATTCTTGGATATGATGTCTGCTCAAGCGGTCAAAGAAACTATGCCTATGTATAACCGGATCGGGAACCTCGTTCGGAACCTCGACCGCATTCCTATCTTGGGTAACTTCACTTCGTTTGCCGCAGAAAACATCCGCAACTCTGCCAACACTTTGTCTCGTGGTATGAAGGAACTAGGCTATAAGATTGATCTGGACTCGGCTGCAGGGCAGCGGCTTTTGAGCGACCCAAAAATTGGAGAAGAGGGTATCAGGAACCTTGAGCGGTCCATCAGGGGCATCGGTTCTCAACGCCTGACATCCTATCTGGCTGTATCAACGGCCCTTCCTTATGCGGCAACCAGAGCGTCTATGATCGCAACAGGAACCACGCAAGAGGAGATGGACGCAGCGGAATCTCTGAACGCTGACTACACCAAGGGCCACCAGTTGATTGTTCTGAACAACGATCACCGTGGCAAGATGCAGTTTGCTGACCAGAGCTACGTTGCACCGTTCTCGTTTGTCACTGACCCTGTTCGCGCTGCACTACAGGTATACCAAGAGAAGGGCATTCTTAACAAGTCGGAGGCAGAGAAGATTGCATCCGCTGCCTTTGCTGGATTGAGTGGGTACGCAGAGCCGTTTGGTTCTGAATCGTTGTTCTTTGAGCGGCTGCGCAATGCGTTGCCCTCTGACAACCCCATCGGCAGGGGTGGTAGAACCCCACAGGGCGCTCCTATCTGGGATGACACCGATGATCTTGGGACAAAAATCAGTCGTGGGTTTACCCATGTGATGGGCGGCTTTGAGCCAGCGTACATCAGAGAGATTGTTACCGAGAAGAATGGTAGGATCGAAGGGGGCAGGGCCTTCCGTGCAGCAACCGATACACCAACGGGTACGGGTGTACAGTACAACGCGGAGGCGGAGCTTGCTCGGGCCATTACGGGGTTCACGCCCATCGAATTAAACCTACGCAAAGACTTCAACTACAAAGGCTCGGAGTATTTAAACCTGCGTTCTGGTGCCAAGACCCAAGCGTCTCGTGCCATCAAGCAGAACTTCACCTCTTCGGAGGATATGGCTGACGCATGGGGTGGCTATCTTGATAACTTGTACAGAGCGCAAAGCAGTATGTACGCCAAGATTCTAGCGGCACGGCAAGTAGGTCTTTCAGATCAGCAAATCCGCAAGGAGTTGGTACAGAAGGCTGGTCTTGGTGCGGCGGAAGCAAACATCATCATGCGTGGAGAGTTCTACCCCGGAATGGTGAGCAAGGAAGTAATCAAAGAGGTTGCTCTTGAGGTTCGTGAGGATCAGCCACGGGTTACAGAGCGTCCGGACTATGCAATGCTGAACCGATTGTCTAACGAACGTATGCGTCAGCCGCTGTCACCTGTCCCTGAACCGGAGCCAGAGGTAGCGGAGGGCGTCACAGCGTCCATACAATCGCCTGTAGAGGCCCCTATCGCTCAGGCGCAGCAAGTGGCCCCCGCTCCAGCTAACCCCGCTCCTACGGTCCCTGCAGCGGCTCCCGTGCAGCAAGCGGATGCAGGCTTGCGCCAGTTCATTCCGTCCACGCTACTCGGGGACTTCCGCAACATGGATATCGCCCGAAGACTTGGGATGGGACAGTAGATTTAGCGTCTCAAAGGCGGGATTCGCTATATATACTATTAATAGGGAATCCCGCCTTTGAGAGCGGTTTTACCCTACCTCTCCCCAGTTACTACCCAACTCCTCATCCACCTTGGATGGTACTTTCAGAACGTCATCAAGACCGTGCTCCATGATCTCGGTAATGCGTGACGCTTGCTTCTGATCCTGTACCGAAAAGCACAGTTCGTCATGCACCGTGAGCGAAGGAACCAAGCCCTCGTTATAGCAATCCAACATCGCTCGTTTGGTTTGGTCGGCGGCTGATCCTTGGATCAACTTGTTAAGTGCCTTGTATGTAAACGCCCTGCGCAAGTTCATGCCGTGCTTTTTCTGCGCATCCTCTAACGGGAGCGGCTTCTCATACCCGTAGGTGCGAGGCTCCCATAAATGGAAGCGGCACCGCCTACCAAGCAACGTGCGTATCGAACCGTGCTTGGATGCCTGTACCGTTGCCAGTTCCGCAAGCCCCTTAACAAAAGGCACCTTCGAATGGTGCGTGGACAGCAATGCCTTGGCCTCGTCCGGCGTGATCGACAACTGAGCCGCCAGCTTTGCAACTCCCATGCCATACATGATCCCAAGGTTCACGGTCTTGGCTTGCTTTCGGGTAATCCCCGCGAAGTCTGCCACCATCTGGTGTAGATCGACATCGCCTGAGTGGTACTCTTTGACAATCTGATCCACCATGTCATGCCTATGCACACCCGACACGCTTGCCGCAAAGTGAACCAAGAGCCTTGGCTCCTGACTGGCGTAGTCAAACGAACCCCACTGGCACCCGTCCTCCGGAATGAACAGCCCACGAATGAGCTTCTTGATGTCCGGATCACGCGCAGGGATTTGCTGCAGGTTCGGGTTTGAGGACGAGAACCTTCCGGTTACAGTGCCTCCGTCATCGCTCCGTAGCTGGTGGAACTCGCAGTGTATGCGTCCCTTGTGACTGTGCCGCTGTATGGTTTCAATGAACGTACCGTCTGCCTTGTCAAACTCGCGCAGCTTAACGATAGCCTGAGCCACTTCGTTCGGGTGAGAGGACAGATACTGTTTGGTGAAGGACGGGGCACCAGCTTCCGTATTTGGATACGATAGGTCCAAAGCCTCAAAGACTTTCTTTACTGACTCTGCAGCCCACGGTTCTATCTGCACCCCGCTCTTGTGTTTGATGAACTCCTTGAGCGTCTTGACCTGTTTGCGTAGCCCGTTCCTAGCTTGATCCGCCTTGTCCAGATCAACGCGCACCCCGTTCTTACGCATCTCCAACATCAAAGGTATGAGGCCCGTTTCGAGATCAAAGATTGCGCCCAAGTCTTGTTCGCTGATCTCTATCTTGAGCCGATGCCAAAGCTTCAGCGTCATGATTGCGTCCTGCTCCGCGTATGCACCAACGTACATCGGAGGCAGACGCCACATCTCTGACTTGGGATCAAAGCCAAAGTCCTTTGCTGCAGCGCGTAACATCTTCTCGTTCTTACGCATGTCAATCCAGTCACGACCCAGATTGTTTAGGCTATATGAAAACCTGTTCTCGTCTATCAAAGGAGCAGCAACCATCGTGTCGATGATCCGACCCTGCACCTCTATGCCCTCCGCGTGTAGCCACCCTGCATCATAGGTTGCATTGTGCATGATCTTATCAATCCGAGGTGTAGCCATCTGCTTTTTGAACCAGCGCAGCGTGACCTTCGGATCAAGATTGTGCCCGTTCTGGTGCCGGATAGGAAAGTACCCAGAGTAATCCCCCGCTGCTACCGCAATGCCCACAATATTTCCGTCACCCCTAGCCCATCCGGGGCCAAGGGTGGTGAGGTTCGGGTCTCTCGTCTCAAGGTCCACGGCTATTTCTTTGTAGCCCGTCAGGTCGGGCAACTCGAAAGGGATATTCCAATCGGGATCAAAGTTATCCATTTCCATGCGCTCAATGAAACTAATCGTCTTATCTTTTTTCGCCATTTGATAAACCTATTTCTGCGCCCAGTGCGCTGTAACCTGCCTTGTCCACCCACGAGTCTTGATGTGACGTGTCATTGAGCAGCCGTGTTGTTTTCAACCAGTCCATCATCAACGCTACATGCGCGGGAGTAATAGGGGCAAACTTCCCGTTCTGTTTAATTGCCCTAGAAACAATGACGTTCCACCCATCTGCAATGGCCCTGAACGATTGTGTTGCATCCCCGTAGTCCTCTTGCCTGTCACCAGATATCAGAGACTTGGCTTTGTCTAGCACCTCATCTCTTTTCATAGCATGTACCTGTACCGTTTGTCTGATTCCAAAATGTGCAGGTTCTCTTTGGTCCTAGTCACCGCAACATAGAACACCCGATGCTCCGCGTCTGGGTTCTTGGACTCCTCACACGCCTTCGTTGAACCCAAATACACCATGCAGTTCTCGTCCTCCCCACCCTTCATCGCGTGGATGGTTGAGATTTTAATACGAGGTGTATCAGAGATGTTCTCCCCCCGTGCCTCAAGCGACTCTATGTATAGCCTGTCCTCGTTACCAAGGTTCATTACGTCCGTAGCCGGACGATTTAGCGGAGCAACCATGCCAAACTCTGATACAAGATCATCGTAAGAAAGCATCGCGTCATCCGCTGCAGCATCCAACAAACCAACCGCTCCCCGCTTGACCACCCGATAGTCCCCCATCTTCGGGACGTTCTTGTATAGGTCCCTGATCCTCGCAAGACCAACACGCTCCCCATCTTGCAGCTTCCGCCATACGTCTAGGCCATCGGCAACCGCTTCGCTTACGCTCCCCCGTCCTCGAAAACTATACAGGTATCCATACGCTCGAACCTGCTTTGCCAACTCCCAAGCATAGGAATTAGTACGAGCCATCAAGGTCCACGAACCTTTCCACAAGGGCACCGTCTCAATGTTTACATGGTATCTAATGGAGCCTTCTCTGTCCGTTGGCTCGAACTCTTTCACAATGCGGTTATCTATCCGCTTTACAATCATCTGAGACAGATTGTGAACAGCCTGCGGCATCCTGTAGGACTGGCTCAATACAATCCTTTTGTCTGAGCAACTTAGGAAGTCTTCTACCTTTACGCCCGTCCACTCATGGATAGCCTGATCGTCATCCCCTGCAATGATAGTTCGCTTGGCATCCTCCGACATCTTCGCAACCATCTGCCACTGTGACGGCGTTAAATCTTGGGCCTCGTCCACAATCAACAGGTCTAGCTCCGGAGGATTAACAATCTCCACATACCGTGAAATAAAATCCCCGAAATCTAGCTTTGCTTCCTGCGTCTTGTACTTAGTCAGCGTGGCTTCCACATTCACCAGCTTGGAAAATGCTAGGCCATAATTTCCCGAGTCGTTGAACTCCTCTTCAAGAGAGAGCAAGCGAGACCGCGCTCGGTCGATTATGTTTAGGTACTGAGCACCTGACCCCGACAGTGTTGTCTTGATTAACCCGTCCGCTGCATCAACCCCGTCTCTCGCCAGTAGGTCAAGACGTAGGAGACCTGACAGCTTTCTGTAATCATCAGCCCCCATAACATCGGAGGACTGTAGCCCAAGACCGTGGAACGCCGTGGCATGCAACGTCCTGCAGTGCGGCAACTCTTTTGGCTTGAGACTAAACTTCAGACAAGCCCGTTCCATAGCCTCCTGAATGGACTTGCGAGTAAATGAAACAAACGCAAATCTGTGAGGCGCACCGCCCTCCTCAAAGTAATCGTTCACCCGCTCCATCAACGTATGTGTTTTCCCAGTTCCGGGCGGTCCCAGTATCAGTTCACTATTCGTAATCATCTTCCCTAGCCCTTTCGTTTACCCATTGTTCCACTTCGCTCAGAACCCAACGCTTGGTCTGTCGCTGCTTGGGTTTCATCGGTCCAAGCATTATGGGCCGTGGAAATTGGCCCTGTTTCACCCACTTGTAGAGCGTTGAGGTCGATACTCCCAAAAGCTTTGCGACCTCGGACACCCTTAACAAACGGTTAGAAGGGGATGTCATTTGGAATCTCCTTTACATCTAGTTCTACATCCGTTTCCTCGAACGCAGGCACACGCCATACACGCGCCGTTGTTCTCTTCCCGTCAGCCTTGCGATAGTTCAGGACATACTCGGCGTCCTTGCCCCCGTTCAGCTTCTTTAATGCTTCCGTAACCTCGGCTCTTGTGTACTGATTGAAGTTACGATTATGCAAATAATCCATGAGACCCGAGATCATGAACGAGGTAAACCCGCCCTCGGTCCACGGCTTTCCATGCGTTATTTCCTCTGCCTGCACAGCCCGTATCCTACTGGTGCAGTACATGCGTAGGTGATCTTTAAACTGGCCTGAGTAGGTCAGTTCTTCTGGCACCTCTATTCGTGTGGAGTTTGTCATGAGCGCAGAGATAAGCATCTGCCACCTTGCTGGACGCATGGTAGGAGGCATAACACTTAGCTGATCCATACATGCCCGTTGAAACAGCGTCTGGTTTTGTAACTGCTCCGTTGATAGCTGCACCCGCCGCCCTGTAACGTCCAAGAAGTGTAGCCTTGGCTCCGACAACATGGTCACAAGACCGCCTAGCTTGGGCGCATCCGGTACGTCATCACCCACACCGTACTTTCTGGTGCGGCATACGTCCGGATCACAGTAGCTTTTGATAGGCTCTTGCTTACAGGTGTAGAAATAATCCTTCTTGCCCACCGATTTCTGCAGCGCAGATATCTCAGAGGCCGGAAGTGGAGAGGCCGTAAGGTTTCGGTTCATCTCTTCTAGTTTCTCAACCCAATCATCCGCCCACTTCTTACGGCAGTACACGCCACAGTTGAACAGCGTTGAGTTTCTATCACTTGAGATTGCACCCTGCGAACAGATGTGTTGTAGGCATGGCGGTCCATCAAAGAACTCTTCCTTGCCCCCAAGTCTTAAAGCTTCCAGATCATCTAGCGTGGTCTCGGACTTCTCCGCATGATCCAGAAAATCATCCAACTCTAACGCCTCGACGTTGCTATCAAAGCAGTATCGAAGCGTCTCCTCCGCCTTGAAGTACGGTAGGTTAATAAAGTTACCCACGTCTCCCTGATCTGATAATATTGTGTCCTGCTTGGGGAAAATCTCTGAACCTGAGAACCCCAAAGCAATAGACATCTCGGTCAGGAACTCTCGAACCACCGCCGCCGACTCTTTCTGATTAAGAAACAGGTAGAGGTGCGCTCCACCAGACTTAGAACGGCAGTGAGACAACGGGAACTTTAACTGCGTAATCTTTTGCTGCAGTTGCTTGTGATCCAGATCGTAAACATCAATGTCAATGCACCCAAAACGGCAGGCATTCTCCTCGTCTATCGGTATGGACCCAACACCTAACGATCCATCCAAATGTTTTTGCATAGCCTCCTCGGTCAGAGGATCACGCACAATCCAACTGTCGGCTTCCGTTTTACCGTTCCGGCCCACACGTTTTATTTTTGTAGAGCCATACGCTACCCGCGAACCAGCGAAGATAGCCAGCATCCTACTAGCTTGTGTCATTACAATAATCCCTGAGAAAGTGGGGGGAGCCTCGCAGTGCGAAACCTGACCCGCGCCCCCCTAAAGCAGATTAGAACGGGATTTCGTCATTCCGTTCTGCAGAGGCTGGCTTGGAGGTTTCAACCTCTGGTGCTGCTTTAACCTCACCCGCTGCAACCGACTGCCTAAACAGCATGGCTTCTTGCAACTGGTCTTTCTCTTTAACCAACCCGACCTTTTCAATAGCCCAGTTGTTCCATGTACCCTGATCGTTACTCTCCTCAACAGATCGGAGACGCCAGATCGTGGCAAAGACCGCAGGAGTAACCATCGCACCCGACTTAGGATGCTTAACTTTCTGCATGGCGATCTGTGTTTTCCAACGGCGGCTTACTTTAAGGGCAGTAGATTTCATATCTACTACCGCAGGTTGATAAGAACCGTCTTCCTCAACAATCAACACAAAGTGTTGGTCTGATTTCACCAGTTCATTGCCGTTGGGTAACATTTCCTTGGACCCTGACCGTGTTGTCTTGGTCAGTACAGGATCAGTGGCGGCAATCTCTCCTTTGAACCCGCCGCCCAAGTCACGCGGCACGAACTCTAGGTATTTGGTACACTGATAGCAGGGGATAACCTGTATACCTTTCTCGCCTTCCCATATCTGAAATGTCACATTGTTAAACGCATCACCCTGCTGAGAGCCTTCAATGTACTCAGCGTTGCGCTTGTTTAACTGTGGAGACATAGCCTGAAGCAACCGTACAAACGGTATCTGCATCTCGCTACTGTCAAACGATGCACCTTCCCCCGCTGTGGCAAAGATATCGTCCATTACGTCTGTGCTTAACTCTGCACTTTTTTTATTTGCTACCGCGTTACCCATTTTTATGTCCCCCAAGAATAGATTTAATCAAAGAGATGCGATCCTTCGCCATGTTCTTCGCAACCTTCATACCTATCATCCTATTGTATAAAGCTCTTTGATGCCCTTTTAGATCAGCCTCCAGTTCCAAAAGAGTTTGAAGCTCTTCGTCAATCTGTCTCTCAATCAACTGATCTTCCATGCACTCTTCGAAATCTGTCTCGTCATTGTCCATGAAGCCACCATACTCATCAGTGTGGTCTTCATCATCCATCTCTTCCAACATTTTATTCTTATACGCACCCATTATACTTTCCTCCGGATTTCTGCCGCGTTTGCGATGAATGCCCCAAACATGTCGAGGTCGATAGGCTTCCCGTCCGTCACACGCTCTTTGATAAACGCTTTCAACGTAGAGGGATGAACGTGGGTCTTGGTATTCGGTTCGAAACCACGGTCACTTAGGATGCCAACAACATCTTTCGCCATGTTGTCTTGCCCCTTACCGAAGGTGCAGATCACATCGTTCTTTATAATGTCATCTAGCCCCTGCTCCCGAAGCCAAGAGAAAGCCTCTTCTCTCCGCGATACTGGGATACTGGCATGCACCATCATCTTTCGCTGCACAGTCAAGCCGTCTACATCAAGACGCTCAACGCCCATCTCATCCATGAGTGATGGTATTTGTTCGACCGATAGCTTGTGCTTCTCAGCCTTCAATGCTTTCAAGTGCGCCTCGGCATCGACCATCTGGTCTTCGATCCCGCGCATTGTACGCACTAGATCACTGAGGTTTTTCCCAGTGCTTGTATCAACTCCAGCCAACGCTTGGCCTTCGTCAAACATATCGTCAAAAATATCGTTCATAAGTTGATCCTCTTCAGGGTTGTAGTTGACGGGTCAGATTATTATCTGTAGAATAATAAACAATCCGTAAAATAGACAATAAGGGAAACTGTCATGGACTTCAAGTACAATTTTAAAAAAAATCCGTTCGACCATCAAAGGGATGCGTTGGAGGAGGGGCTGTTGCGACCTGAGTTTGGTTACTTCATGGAGATGGGGACCGGAAAGTCTAAGGTTCTTATAGATAATATGGGCATGCTATATCTAAGGCATGACATAGATTTCGCCTTGGTCATCGCACCCAAGGGCGTGTATCGAAACTGGGTGGAGAAAGAAATACCGGAGCACATGTCTGACAATGTGTACTACCGTGTAATCCGCTGGGTTGCAGGGGGAAACAAAAAACAGCAAGAAGAAATGAGGGCGGTTCAAGAACCCTTCGAGGGCTTGACGATCTTCGTCATGAACGTTGAAGCTTTCAGTTCCCTCAAAGGTAGGACCGCAGGGGAATGGTTTTCTAAACGATACGGGTCCCGTGGTATGATTGCCGTGGATGAAAGCACCACGATCAAAAACCCCAAGGCCAAACGCACCAAGGCCCTGCTCAAGATTGCTCAGAACTTTAGATACAGGCGGCTGCTCACCGGATCACCCGTTACCAAAAGCCCGATGGATATCTGGGCGCAAGCAGAGTTTCTACGCTCCGGAATCATGGGCTTCGAATCATTCTGGGCCTTTCAAAGTCGATACGCCGTTATGCAAAAGGTAAAAATGGGTGCCACTGCCTTCACTCAAATACTGGGATACAAAAACATAGACGAACTCACCGACAGAATAGATTCGTTTTCCTTTCGGGTCCTAAAGAAAGACTGCCTCGACTTGCCCGAAAAGATATACACCTATCGAAATGTATCTATGACGCCGGAGCAACGCCGAATGTATGAAGGACTTCGGACCAATGCTATGGTGATGTTCGAGGATGGTGAAATGACCACGGCCCCCGCTGTAATCACCCAACTCCTACGCATGCAGCAAGTTATGTCCGGTCATCTCAAGACAGATGAGGGCGAGATGCTTACGTTCCCCTCAACCAGATTGGATGCGCTGCTTGAAATAATAGAAGAACACCAAGGCAAAGCCATAATCTGGTCACGGTTTCGGCACGACATACAAACAATTACTGAGGCATTAAACAAACGGTTTGGTGAGGGCTGTGCCGCTGCATACTTCGGGGATACATCCGATGATAAACGTAGCCAGATCGTGAAGGACTTTCAAAACGGGGATAAACTCAGGTTCTTTGTTGGCAACCCCGCAACCGCAGGGTACGGTCTGACATTGACTGAAGCAAACCTCGTGGTCTACTATGCCAATGACTTCAACCTCGAAACTAGAATACAATCAGAGGACCGCGCTCACCGCATCGGGCAACATAACCCAGTGACATACGTTGATCTCATCACAGAGAAAACGATTGATGAAAAGATCGTCAAAGCTTTGAGAAACAAAATCAACATAGGTGCAGCGGTTCTAGGGGAACAAGCAAGAGAATGGCTAACCGTGTAAAAAAACCCGCAACCCACGAGGACATCATCGAAACAATGGTGGACTTTAAAAAAGGGTTGCGGACCCTCGACACTGGGGCCACGGTCCTATCAGAACAAACAGGCTTGACTGAGGACGTGGCAAGGGCGTATCTGAGGGGGTTAAAAAAGTCATCCCTCAACGTCACACAGATACGAGGCTATAGTAAAGAAAAGCCCGAAACCCTCGCGGGTAAGAAGGGCAAATGGAACGAGGCCCGACGATAAAATCGGGCCTCGTTCTGTCGTTCATAGAAGAAAAAAACTATTCTTCGTCAGAAAACTTATTAATAATTAACGATAACTGTTGCAGCATGGACCTCCGCTCTCGCACCGCGATCCTCCGAAGGATTTCCAAATCATCTGACCGAATTGTCACGGTCACGTATTTCTTATCAGTCTTCTGCAATAGTCTTCTCCAGTTCTAGAACTTCTTTCGACGGTGGAAAGAAAGCCCCAACGTCTATCGACCACCGAATGAACGAACCCCTAGATGAAAGCCCCGGACGTTGGTGCGTGATGTTCTTAACAAGCTTACCCTGAGCAAACAATCTATGTAGTGAATTACTTACCGTCTGACTGTCTAACTCCAACTCATAGGCCAGTTCTCCACACGACCATGCATCGTCCTGCACGTTCTCGTGAGTATCGCCCATTACATCCAACACCAAACGATCTACCTCGTCCGGTGTGGGAACCTTTTTCACAGATGCTTGCACAGGGATCGGCTCCGCCGTTGAACCGTTCATAGGCTTAACACCCACGGCTCTCCAAGGGGTTCTATCTCTCTTGTCCGGAGCGTTTGCCACAACAACATACGTCTCCATCAACCCCTCTTCCACCCCATGCTTTCGCACAAAGATCGGGTCAAAGAAAACGCTCTCTCCACCCGTTGTTACCCCAAAACCGTGGCCCTGTGGAAAGATGTTTTCTACATAAACTTCGTGACTTTGTATTAATCCAGTTAGTTGCTGCATTGTTCCTCCTAATGCATTGTTGTTGCGTCACCAGACGCTTTGCTACATTGAGCTATTACGTTGATACCCATCATCTCACGGGCGTCTTCAGGCCCGTGAACATCAATCATCATATCAACCAATATCCCAAACATGACCGGAACCATTAGGTCCGGATCACGCTTCTCTTCGTGAAGTTCTGCCAGAAACTCCCCGAACCTCTCAACACAGTCCTCAAACTCTTCTTCGGACCACATGCTCTTATCTGTAACAACAGTTACCATTATTCTCTCCTTCGTCTTAAAATGTCTCGGGCTTGCCGCAGGCTTAAACCTGCGGCTCTTGCGGCTTCCTGTACCCCAACACCCTCATCCACCAAAGAAATCAAAGCAACTGTTTCCGGACGCTTCTGCCTGCCCGAATACTCAGATGTATGCTTCTGACCGTACTTCTGACTGCCACCGTTGTGATCTAACATGCGCTTGTTATCCGCCGCCGTTACGGTCAGATATTGTATTCTCCGCTCTTGTGGGGTCATTCAATTACCTCCACCGTCTCAATTTCTACAGAAGATACTCGCACCACGGCCCCTATCTTCTCATCGTACTCAATCGTTACTATATCCCCCGCCGTGGCCCGTTTCGACAGCCCTTTGATGGATAAAAGCTTATCGCCACGAGGACGCCGATACAGCCTGATCTCTGTCTCAGTGTATCCAGAACCGTCATCATAAACCGCTCTAACAATCTGCTTCGCACCGTTGTCTATGTTCACGTAACCTCGGTGTACCAAGTTGCGTAAGAATAAATTCACAACGCTCTTATTGGCGTCTATGATGCTTTTGTTGAGCATCCTTTGTGTGATCGTGATCGTGGCTTTCATTACTTTCCTTCCTTCCATGCGTTGTGGGCATCAACGCCCATGTTAAAAATAAGCTCGTGTCGTAACTCCTCAACCAAAATATCAGAGAATACATCAACGTCAGGGTTTAACTTAATGTCCTCCTCAACCTTCTTGGATATCTCTTCCAACCTCTCCACAATGTAATGAGCGCATACCTTAGTCATGAAATATCCTTCCCAGTTTCATCGTCGCTTCCTTTCTATCCTGCGTGTAATACTTACACGCCAACATCAAAGCATTCTGCAATGTCTCATACTCTAACTCAGTCAAAACCTCTCGCGCCTTGGCCCTGAGCAACTTGTAATCCCAGTGAGCGTCAGTCTCCTCCCCCTGTATGGGTGAGGTTACGTTACTATCAAACGTCCTCGAATAATCCTTCGCCATTGATTGCACCAAAGAAAGAGCATGGCCCTCGCTCAATGCCTCAACCTCCCGAAAAATGTCCCTCGTGTCTTGGCCCCTCGTGCCATATCGTAACCAAACCTTGTATCTCATTCCCATTCCTTCCTGTCCTCCTCCTGCTCATAGCCGCGATAGTAATCCGCAACCTGCTCATCAGTCATGTCAGTGATCCTCGCACCCTTAACAATGCCCTCCGGATACCAATGCGGGTCCGGACGCCGCCTGTAATAAGCGTCCGCACTGCCACGATCATACGGTGATTTTATCATGCGCTGACCTCCAACCCATGCTTCTTTGCAACGCGCTCCAATGCCCAAACAATCTGATCAGACCAATCCTCGCACCGCGAACCTTGGTCATGCGCGTGCTGCAAATCAGACAACAAATCTAACTGCTTGTCCTCTAAACAATCCTGACCCCACGATAAGGCAACCGCCTCCCTCGCCCTCATGTTAGAGCCGTCTATTCCACCGCCCTCCATGTCAGTGAAATAATGCTCGTCTGATATGAATACGCCAACCGCGCACATCGCACCGTCCTCACCACGGTACATGCAACTATCCCCCATATCATCTAACGATGGACCGTCCATGCTTCTTAAATGAGCCGATGCCTTGTTGAATATCTCTTGCTGCTTCATGCCTCATCTCCTGAACCGTTTTGTGGGTAACGTAATATAAAATTATCAACGTGAAACTTAACCATCTTGCGAGTGTTATGAACAAACCGCTTGCCGCTTCCTCGCTGAGTAGCTTGCCAATGACCGTGGCAGTTTTTCCACGGCTTGTTGACAAACCGAAACCCACGGTAATCATATTCAGGCAAATCAAGCTCTCGCCCCAGACTGTTATGAGTGATCTTTTTGAATTTATACGTCATGCCTCATCTCCTTCATCAATGCGAACTAAGGCCGCTTCAGCTTCCCTGAAATCAGATAAATCCTCATCAGATATAAACTCAGAACTATGATCAACACGCCATTGAACGCGCCTAGATATCTCGTCATCCAACCATTCTGTCAGCTCAGTAAACTCTTCAAAACTCTTGACCATCGGATCAGGGTCCAAACTGTCTACCGCATACGTTAATTTCCACATGTTATTTCCTCCCCTCTCAGGCCGCTTGCGCGACCTGAGCATTAGATGATTGCAAAATGTACTCAGATGCCTTCTGAGCGGCGGACGTGGCCTTGATGATGGCGTTGGGATGCTCACCCAACATGCGTATCCAAGAGTTCAAATATTTGGCATGGTCCGGAGCCGGATCAACATCAACCTTACTAATGATCGACAACATAACCGCGCCCAACTCAGCAACCAACTCCTCCATCGCATACTTGGCATCGCCAAACCGATTGCCAAACTCACGGTCCAAGCGAGACTTATGACCCGTCCAATGAACCAACTCATGAAACGCCGTGCCATAATACCCACTCGCGTCCTTGAATTGTGAACGCAATGGAACCGTCACACTGTCAGACCCGCGATTGTAATAAGCACGATTGCCCTGAGTGTGATGAAACGTAGCACCACAAGCCTCTATCAAGGCATCAGCATCAACAGCGTCCTCCCAAGCCTGATCCTCCGGAGCTTGGTCCTTGATCCAATCACCGTTCCAACCCTCAACCTGATCAGCGTTAAACACATAAAATGCCTTCAACATTGGAACCGTCTTGTCCTCGTCGGTCTTCTTGTCCTTGATCTTAATCGGACTGTAAAAAACAACAGGAATGCCAGACGATCCCTTCTTGACCTTGGCACCCAATGACTTCCACTGCTTAAACGTGCCAAAGACCGGAGAGCTATAACCTTGCAACGCGATCACAAGGCCAAGGTTCATGCGATTGATCCCAGTGTAATGACGCTTCTTGGCACTCAACGGCTCACCCGTTGCACCAACCGCCTTGCGCCACGGCTTGGCCCAATCCGCACCGTGCTCCTTCATCATGCCAACAACATTGTCAGCGATATTCTTCATTAGTTCTTGCTGCTTGCTCATCTTAAACCTCCATAAATGATGATACCCTACTCATATGGCATGGTACGTTACTGATTACAAGAGTACATAAAGAC